TGGAACAATTGGTGGTATACCGCAAGAAGACGGTGCTATTGATGATGATAGTTTAGAAATGATTCTTAAGGAAGATGGATATCTTCCTGGTACAGGAGAAGAAACACTATCATCAAAAACGGGTGATCTTATAAAAAATACATCAGGTTCTCCTTTAGAAGAAACTACAGGGTTAGCTACAGCATCCTCATTTACTACTTCTTCACAAACTGCAAAAGACTTGACTGGCTCAGTTTCTTATCAAGACGTTAAGCTTGCAGCTGCAGAAGCAAAAGTTAAAAGCCAAGTTAAATCTGACATAACGCAATCAATGTTTGACTCTCTTGTATCATTAGAATATAATAAAACAGGAGCACTAGATAGTTCATCTATTGTATCAGATCTTAATAATAATGATTACCTTGCTGCAGCAACTGGTTTTGCAGAAGAAGCAAAAGTTAATGGTGAAATTGATCAAGGTGAGTTAAGAAATCGTCTAGCAGAAAAAGATAAGTTTATTGCTGAGGGCATCCCGGGACCTACCGGTGACCTTGTTCCTGTCAAGGCAGCTATACCTACAGTCGATTCTAGTACAACTGCGTCAGGTCAATTAGATAATGGCCTTAAAATGGTTCTTGGTTTTAGAGATCCAAATGGCAAATATCCTCTCTATAAATTTGAACCAGATACAAATAAACTTGCAAGACACGAAGACATCAAGAAAACAATTGTTCGTAAGAAAGAACTAGCAAGAACAAAGGGTGTAGTAACTGCATTTAATGTAACATGGGATCAATCACCAATACCATACAATTCAACATATCCATATAACCATGTTTATCAATCAGAATCTGGTCATGTATTTGAATTTGATGATACAAAACATTCAGAACGTATTCATCTCTATCATACAAAAGGTACATTCTTTGAGATAGATGCAAATGGCACTAAAGTAGAAAAGATTATTGGCGATAACTATGAAATATTAGAACGCAATGATCATGTATATGTTAAAGGTTCAGGTAATATTACTATTGATGGCAATTGGAATGTTAAAGTTAATAATGATACAAATATAGAAGTAATGGGTAATGTTAAAACTCATGTACATGGTAATATGGAAACATCAGTACTTGGTTCATATAAAGTTAAAGCAGGATCAATTAATTTAGAAGCGCATGATGGTAATATTGATATGACTGCATCAGGTAATATTGCAGGTGATGCAACACGTATAGACTTTAATAGTGGAGTTGCGGTATCTTCAGGATTAACAACACCATTAGCATATGATCCAGTTATGCCAACATTTAAAGAATTACAAGTGATTACACGTGGTGTAGAAGCTGCTGCTCACTATGAAACGCCAGAAGAAGGTGATCCTACTGCATATATTGCTAAACGTATTAATGAAGGTACATTAGATCCAGAACAACAAAATTATGGTACTACACAAAAAACATGTGCAGTTACAAGAAATAGTGTTACAGCATTACCACAATCATGTACAATTATTAATGGTATTGATAAGTTTACACCAGATTTATATTTAAGTAAACACTTTACACTCAGTGCATTAACAAAGAATGGTTCACGAATGCCCGTACAACAACAAGGATTATCACCAAATGAGATCGTATGTAACCTTAAAGGCTTATGTGAAAATATATTAGAACCACTTGCTGAATTATACCCTAATATGGTCATTACATCTGGCTTTAGAAGACCTGGAGATGTAAGTGGATCAAGTAAAACATCTCAGCATTATTTGGGACAAGCTGCAGATATTGTTATACCTGGATTTAGTCGACAACAGCACTATGAAGCAGCATGTCAATTAGCTAAACTAGTACCATACGATCAGATATTATTAGAGTATTCGGGTAAGACAACAGTATGGATTCATGTATCATTTAAATATACTGCTAATCGATTTAATGCATTTACAATGAGGGATCACAAACGTGTTTCAAATAACGGACAGTTTGTATTAATTGCGTAATGGCTTGGTCACCATTATCTACACTATTAGATAGTATTAATGAAAGAGAGTTATTTAATTATAATATTACTTATTATAATGAATTAACATCTGAATTTGAGCCAGTTACAATAACTGCTTCAACACCAGACAGCGGTGTTACAGTATCAAGCAATACAATTAGTGGTCAATTTCTTGATGCATTTGATGAATTAATACAATATAGAACAAAACAAGATACTTTTGTAGAAGTATATGATTGGGCAGAAATAAACCGAAATGAATTATATGGTGTATATTATTTTAGAGCTGATACAACATTAGTTAGAACATATACATATACTGCAACATCTACTACATCAAGCCAAACATATACAATTGATGTAGAAAATGATTGGGATTATAATAAATTAAAACTATTACAATACGTTAATCCATCCGGATTAATAGTAACATGGAAAAATAATTCTAATACTATTTTGCCATGGAATAATGACAATAATGAAACTGTAGGGTGGGAAATATGAGTGTACCAAATACTTTTGCCGCAAGAACTGGTTCAATACCTCTTGCAGATTTAGATGAAAATTTTACAAGTTTAGATACAAATAAACTAGATAAAACTGGTAGTGCAACATTATCAGGAAATTTAACTATTACCGGTGATTTAACTGTTAATGGAACTCAAAATATTATTAATACAACTGATTTAGCAGTTGAAGATAATATGATTTATTTAAATAGTGAATCAACAGTGGCAAACCCAGATCTTGGTATTACTGGTAATTATAATGATGGTACATATCAACATGCAGGTTTATTTAGAGATGCCAGTGATGGATATTGGAAATTTTATGATAGCTATACTCCAGAACCAGATGCATCTGCATTTATTGATACAACGCATACATCGTATAGTTCAGCACCATTACAAGTATCAACTGTTAAATTAAATAATTGGACAATTACAGAATCAGGCGGTGTACTATATTTTGCTACAGGTGGTACAAATAAAATGAAACTAGATGCTTCAGGAAATTTAACTGTAACTGGTGATGTGACTGCATTTGGAACTGTTTAATGGCTTTACAATCTTCAGGTCAAATATCATTAAAGAATATTGCTGACGAATTTGGAGATGCTGCACCTCATTCAATGAGTGAATTTTACAGTGCTGCTGCTGGAGTTCCTGCATCAGGACAAATTAAACATAGCAATTTTTACGGTAAAGCTTCTGCTAAACAAGTTGTACTTACTGTATATGGTGCTAGTGGTGGATCCAATGGAGGAAACGATGCTGGTGGACAGGGTGGTACTGTTTCTTTATCTACATTAATGGTACCTGGTACTGTGCTAACTATGTATGTTGCTCGAGCAGGAACAAATGGAAATAATCAGGGTAGAGCTGGCGGTGGAGGCGGAGGAGCTTCTGCTGTATTAATTGGTAGCACTTTAATTGCTATTGGCGGTGGAGGCGGAGGAGCTGGCGCAGACGGAATAAATAATGCATCAACATATGGTGGCGCTGGTGGTGCTGATACTGGACAAACTGGTGGAAATAACTTAAATCACGTTGGAGCCGCGTATGGCGGCGGTGGAGGTACACAAAGCGGAGTGGGCGCTGGAGGTTCAGGTTCACGAGGAACAGGTAATGCTGGCTCTGGAAGAAATGGTGGTAATGGTATATTTTCAGGTAATAATGGAACATTTGCAGGCGGTTGGGGATATGGTACTGGTGGTAATGGTTATTTAGATCTTGGTGATGGAGGATCTGGAGGTGGTGGTGCTGGATACTTTGGTGCAGGATCAGGTGGTAGAAATGCTTCAGGAGCAGGCGGCGGCGGAGGTTCTAATTATAGAAGGACTTCAAGTATGCCAACCGGAGTAACATATATATCATCTACTACAACACGAGGTGGTAGAAGCGGAAATGGGCAAATTATAGTTACTGTTGATGGTGTATCAACAACATATAATTACGTATCAAATACAACACAAACGAGAACAATTTAATGCCAGCAGTTACAAGATTAGGAGATATATGTTCAGGCCATGGGTGTTATCCACCTAGGGTTAATGACGAAGCAAGTACTAATGTATTTGTAAATGGTATTGGTGTACATCGAGAAGGTGATCATTGGGTAACGCATTGCTGTGGTCCTTCTTGTCATGATTCTGTATTAGCAAAAGGATCAAATACAGTATTTGTAAATGGTATTCCTGCTGCTCGAATTGGAGATCAAGTTGCGTGTGGATCTATTGTAGCACAAGGTTCACCAAGCGTATTTTTCGGTTAAAAGGGTTATAAATAATAGTATGGCAAGGAACACAAGAACATTTTCAGACTTCGATCTTAATTTTACTAAGCATCCAGCAACTATGGATGTGGCTATGAAGTATGACG